GGACATCAGCAAGAAAGTAAAGACCGGCATTAAGACGAAGGGCATGAGTGGAAAGCCGATTGCCACCGAAGCCCCCTATGGCTATGTCAAATCCCCGGACAACAAGGATTTTTGGATTATCGACGAGGAAGCCGCCGCGAGGCTGCTTCGGATTTATACTTTTGAGGAGGAGTGACCAAAATGTCTGAGCAGGAAATGGAAGCGATGAAAGCTTTAGATGAAGCTGCAGAGAAGGCTGGCGGATACCTTTCGCCGTTCTTTGATTCGAAAACACACTACGATTACCGGAAGATCCTCGCGTACTGTCGGGAAAAAGGGATTGAGCCCCTTGACTTGACAATCCGGGAACTCCATCAGTTTATCATTGAGCAATAAGGATAAGGGAGGCTTGCAGACGTAGGCCTCTCTTTCTTTGTGCCATTTTGGAGGGATGCTGCTTGAAATGCCCTTACAACTGTAAATCTGAGACGCACTATCAACGCTGGGTGCAGGAATACGATGAGGATCTCAGAGCCCCAAAAGCCTGCAGCCAGATTGACCAGCATATTTTTGAGTTAGACGATTGCCTGAAGGAGGACTGCGGCGCCTGGCAGAATGGCCGGTGCTGCTATGCGTCTGTTAATCTAAACAATCAGTAATTACAATTTGATTATGAAGCCTGCTTTTGCACTTGCATGCGAAAGTGGGCTTTTATAATACTCAAAATTATCCCGTCCCGGCGGGGACTTAGAAATACCGGGCGCACCGGGCGCGGCTGACGTACCCGCGCGTTTAGAAGACAAACGTCGTTTAATCCGGCGCGTAGAGGAGGAACTATGACACTAACCGAATACCTGAAAAAGCTGTTCGGCGACAAGCCCAGCATGACCTTGGAAGAGCTCACCAAGGCTGCAGAGGGAAACACTGAAGCAAAATTCGTCGACCTGAAGGACGGCGGCTATGTCGACGAAGGAAAGTTCAAAGGGCTGGAAAGCCAGCTTTCCACCGCCAATACGACCATCAAAGACTTGCAAGAAATCGTAAAGAAATTCGATGGCAAGGATCCCGAGAAGCTGTCAGCTGATCTGGCCGCGCTCCAGCAGAAGTACGACGCCGATACCGCGAAGCTACGGCTGGACAATGCGCTGGATGTTGCTATCATCGGTGCGAAGGGCCGTAGCACAAAGGCAGTTAAGGCCTTCCTTGACCTCGACAAACTCAAACTCAAAGAGGACGGCACGATTGACGGGCTGGATCTCGAAGCTTTGAAAAAGAGTGAGCCGTATCTTTTCGAGGCCATCGAAACCAACATTATAGGGGGCGGAGATCCAGGCGGCGGAAACGAGCCGCCGGAGGAGGGAGAACCGCCCAAGGATTACGCCGGTTACAAAAAATGGCGTGAGAAACATCAGTAGTAAAGGAGTATGATTTATGCCCAACAAATTTTTGACCCCTGACATCATTGCGAACGAAGCACTAATGGTCCTTGAGAACAATACAGTAATGGCCGGTCTCGTCCATCGGGATTACTCTAAGGAGTTTAATCACGTGGGAGATACCATTACCATTCGCAAGCCCGCAAAGTTCATTGCTAAGAACTTTGTTGGCGAAACGTCCGAACAGAGCGCCACTGAAGGCAGCACGACTGTTACGCTCGACCATTTCCGCGACGTAACCGTCCCTGTCACCTCCAAGGAGCTTACGCTTGATATCAAGGATTTTTCCGCCCAGATTGTAACGCCCGCCATGCAGGCGATCTCTCAGGCGGTCGACAGCGATATCATCGCCGAGGGAATCCGAAGCGCAGGCCGTACTGTGGCAGGAACTTCGGACGCAACTGATCTGAAGGATCTCGCTAATATCGCCAAAGGGTTCGATCTTGCGGCGGTGCCTGTTGCAAATCGACGTCTGGTACTTCATCCGACGCACAAATACCGCTACCTGACCACGGATAACCTTACGAAAGTTTCGTATGCGGGAACTGGAGACGCGCTGCGCAATGCAGAGCTCGGGCAGATTTACGGCCTCGACACCTACATGAGTCAGAATGCGCCGGATACGCTTGCCGAGAAATCCGGTAC